TAATAGCGAATTGACGGTATGTTGATAGATTATCTGTTTTATATCCCCATTGGTTATGTGCGACCTATGGTTATCCAAAAGCCATTGTTTATAGATTTTGCAATATGATTGCCAACATAACCGCTGTGTAATTCAAATCCAGTAGTAGTAATATTATTTGCTCGAACGCTAGCTTCATATAATTTCTTAGGCTCATCTTTCATCATAGTTACAGTGCCAAATATTTCTATGTAAGAAATTAAATAAGATACAGTCGTTTGATTTTCTTTGAATGGTCCCCATTGGCTAAAATCCAATAGCGCCCCAACGTATAGAGGTGACGTTATTTTGTGCAGACATATAAGTAAAGCTGTTTATTGTTATTTCTTTAACGGCACTACTCGTCCAATTATCATTATCTAAGGTTGCCGGTGCTATGTTAGTGACTGCGACGAACGGAGGAAAAGTAAAAGGTATTATAAAGTTACTAGCTCCATCGTATATAGTCCTAGTAACTGCGATGTCTGACTTTCCCCATTTGCTATATTCCTACAAATATACAAGTTATTTCCTTATTTACATAATATGGACTCCAATCTCCGCTTAAACCAGCAAAATAACTTGCTTTATTTTTTATTTTAATCCATGGTGCATAGCTAGTAGGACCATCATTGAAACAAGCAACACCCGCAATGAAGTCTGTACTATATGCTATAGGAAAAGGCAACGGATTATTCTGTGCAGTTTCTTTAGTTTTTACCCATTGGATAGTGAATCCATTGGCAAATTTCACAAACCCATTCTCTTCAAGTCTTTGGGCCACGATGCCGCCCATTCCAAGAAGATTTTTTATATCCTTCAATGTAGCAACTGGATTTTCTTGCCAGTTAGTCGCACCTAGGATTTTGGCAATCATAGCCGTAATCGCTGGATGAGATGAAATATCTGTGTTATGAGTTGCTAATTCAGTTTTTACTTTTTGTAAAAGTCCACCATGGGCATGTTCATCGGAGTTATGCGCTTCCAAATCATGCACAGAGGCTACCCCATTATCGGAAACGATTGCTTGCACCTTTTCCGCATTGCCAACCACAGTAGTAATCGTAAATGTGTAGCTATCCATTGGCGTATTCTTATCCGGGATGTAGTCAACGTAGTTGCCCCCATTTGTGTAGGAGAAAAGCACTTCTTGTCCATTCTCGCCAGCTTTGGCCATGAGCCCTATTTCTCGTGCATAAAAACCGGCTTCAAGGTTTTTATTCGAGAGTAGCCCCTGTACCATAAATTGGCCATCGCCTGTCTTAACGCTTTTAGTAATCGCTAATTCCAAACGCTTATCAGTCAATGCCGTAGCGCGTGGAATTGATGCGGGCATGTCGCCTGCACCGATAACGATTTTTGTAAAAATCAAAGCCTGCTTACTCGCATTAGCTTCCGCTATAGTATTTGTCCCCGCCATTGTAGTAATGACGGCAGGATATTTCGCCATGTATACCTCCTAAATATGAATAAATTGGTGAACGGTAATTACGCCACCGACATAAAGCTGTTGCGTTTGTGGGCCTGTCGCGATTTTCAAGCTAGGTTCAGCTACAGCACTGCCTGCCGCTGTTGCAATACCACCGACATACACACCGCCGGAATTAATAGCGTGCACATACTCAATACCATCTAGCCAGGACCGCTTATTTTTGACAAAATCTAATATACGGAGCACGCGCTCTCGTATATTCGGTGTCATCATATAACCAGACATCTGGAGTTTGAAATGATAAGGCTTCCCGTCCTCGTAGCCCCAGTTCTCCACAACTTCGCAGTCTGAATACAGTTCGCCGATAGCTTCCTCAACTAATCCAACGGTGCCCTTTCTTCGATGCCAAGCGATAGAACTCAAAATTAATTTAATCTTTTGTTCTCTAGCTACAGCTTCATCGTAGAAGTCAACGTGTAAATGCCAGGCTAACTCATCTAGTATTGGCGTGCTTAACTCATTAAGATGCGACAAGATAGTTAGTCTATCCACGAACGGCATCAACGCCATAAGTCGCAACGTTACCACTTCAGCTAAGGCTTGAACATTAGCATCATTAGCAATCGAGCTCGGTAGCGTATCCTTTAATTTGAATTTGTAGAGATTATTCATGCTCTACACCCCCATATGTGATAGTCTTACCAGTACACTGCGCCAATTCCACTTGGTAGCCATCTTCCTTCTTGCCGTCTTTCACAATAGTAAATACAGGGGATGTTACGCTAACACGTTTAGCCCCAGCTTCCATTACACGGCGAATCAATTCAGATGGAATGATGTCCCGACCTACTTTCCCAGCCTGCCACGCTATGTAATCCGTAACAGCCGCATCTACTCTGCTCTTAATCGTGTCCGCATAATACGAATTATCCGAATCAATGTAGTACTGAATATCGATACTATAATTCTTAGCAATTGGCGCTTTTACAGACACATTATCGGTAAGTGGCCGCACCTTCTTATCGGTGAGCGTAGCTTCCACTAATTTAATAATTTCTTCCCCTGCAATTTCACCAGATACAAGCCCCGGATATACAACTACATCCCCCGGTTTAGGCGATACCACTTTCACGGAGCTAATAAGGGCTGATGCTTTTTTTGTAAAAAATTCATAGGCCCCTTCCGCCCCTGCACAAGAGAAGCTTTCAGGAGCTTCTCTAATACGTTCACGGAACGCGCCGTCCGATTCCGTGTCAGCACCACCTTCAGAGATTGTAATATTAGTTACACTTGCAATATACGGAATCGGATCAACAAGAGTGGTAATCGCCCCTGCTGGATACCCATTCCCTTTAGCTGAAGCTTCTGTGCATACCGCTTTTACTTGTATCGTGGTTTGTGTAGCAGATAGATAGTAAGGCTCTGTAGTTGCAAAAAACACATTGTCCCCAGAAGTAAATCGTGTACCTTTTGGAATAGCTATGCCTTCGGGTCTTGCCATTGATGCGGTTAACTTCATAGTAGTGACTGCGCCCGTAGCTTGTAAGCGTTCCACACCTAACGCAATGCCAATATGGTCTAAGTTATTTCCCCTAGCATAGGCCAGAAGATTCTGCTTGCCCGTATCGTTGATGCGGTTTAACAATAAAATCACAATATTGGTAATCGTTAATAGAAATAAGCGAATAGGGTCCGCCGGTGCTAACTTTCGCCCAGTAACAGAGGTGTAGAGGGCGAATATTTCCTTTTCAACGGCTTCTTTATCCGCCGTTACAAAGTTGATTTCAGGTAAATTCATTATTATCGCCTCCACGGTGGTAAATTAATAGTCGCCCTTATATCTACATCAGGGCATTTCAAAATAAGGTTAGCGGGCAATATCACATATTGAGCGTACTCTTGATTGGCTTCTAGCAATACATTCATATAAGCTTCGTTGCCATACACTTTAAATGCGATACCGTCCCACATATCCCCTTGGATGGTTCTATATTGATTCATAGCCACCTACACTTTCTAGCCATTCATCTTTGATAGCAATCGATACCTTAGGCAGCAAATGTCCTTCTTCCGCATCAGTTGCTTCTGTACTTTCAAAGTCAACGGACACAACTCTGCATCGTGGCTCATATTCAGTAATGGCCCGAATCACCTCTGCAGATATTCTGGCCATTGCTACCGGTAAAGGTAAATCAATGACAGTACCATCTATACCGAACCGCCTATCAAGTGGTACGGAAAATTGCGTTGTAGAAATAATAGTTCGCACATTTTGAATGATTTCAGTAAGAACATCCTTCGGCGCAAAATCAATGCCATCAAGACGAGCGCTCACATCAATTTGCATTTGTATCACCTCCCTGTTTAGGTGTGATTACAACTTTAGGAATATCAGGCGCCTCCTTCAGCGTCACATTAATGGATGCGGACAATACATTACCTCGATTATCAATCGTATTCATGGCGGCACTTATACTTGTAATCAGTAATTTGTGCTCACTAAACGGCTTACCATTAATAATCAACTGTTCCGCTTGTCCCTCTCGGCACATCTTGGCCACCTCTTCAATTTCTTTTAGAGGGTCAACGCCCAATAGCTTATTAAAGTTCATCGTAAAAGAAATATCATCCACATCAGGTCCCAAGAATTCAAGTATCGGCTTTTGCCCTATGATTTCATGGGACGCTGTTCGTGCGTTGATATTCCGTGCCAATGCATCGAACGTACGCACTGTATGAGAAGATGCCACAAACACAATTTTTCCAAAGCTTCCTAATTGGCGTTGTGGTAAGTATCCTCCTAAACCAAACTTATCGGCTAAATTAGATAGACGAGAGTAAGCCACATCGCCTAATTGTGTATTTTGTAAATTCTTTAAACCTTGTGAATTAAGGTTCTTCTTATAGTTGGCAGCAGTACTGCCTAATTTACTAAATAATGATATGTTACTCACCTCCTATCAATTCGGCGTGCCGGTACTTCCGCCACCCGGAACAACTCCACCGTGCGTATGTGACACTAAACTAATTCCGTTAACCACTACGTCCCCTGAAGGAGCGTTTATAGTTAAGTTGCCAGTACAATTAATGACGAGCCCTCCACCGTCCGCATCATAGGAGACGGTCGAGCCGTCCGCAAATTTGATGCCGTGGATATTCTGCCCATCAAAAGAGGGCCTATCTTTGGCATTGTACGTAGTGCCTAAGATATAGCCCTGGGACAAATTATTATCTTGAGGTAAAAATAAACACAATACCTGTTCGCCAACACCTGGCATCCAGTAGTGTTTATTATTTTGTGATCCGTGTGAAAGTACTTCGAGTGGATATGAGACTAAACCATCGCGGTCCGGAAATGTTACTCTTGCTGTCATAGTTGAAGGGTCCGTACTAGATACGATTCCGTCACGAATTAAATTTTTTAACGCTACACTAATATCCATCTAAGCACCTCCTTATATCTAGGCTTTGCGTATATCCGCCTCCTACCTTATGAGAGCATTTGCTAATGATATACTTGCCGTCGAATTTGCCGAATCCTTTTAAATTGATTGTGGCTGATGCGGCCAACACGATATGTCCAAGCATAGCAACAGAACCAGTAATTTCATTCTTGTTCTTTTCGCGTAGCTTTTTCTTGGCCAAACGTTCCGCTTCCGCCTGTGTTTCACAGCTCTGGTTAACTTGTAATATCTTGCCCTGCGTTTTGTGAGGGTCCTTAAACGTATACTCAATAGTACTCTTTTGCTTAGTGCTCTTGTGCTTTACGTGGCATCCCCAATATACATCCTTTAGTGATGTCTTTAACGAGTAGCTACCCTGATAGGGAATGATTTCCCCAAGCCCCTTAATTTGTTCTTCTGTAAGGTCTGTAGGCATTGGCCCCTTAATTAGCGTTGCGACTACTTTTTCTGTTTCAAATTTTGTTTCATCAAAAATAATCACTTGCTTATCTGAAACCTTTAATGCCAATCCGTTATCCTTGCAGACTTTCATCAAGAATTCTAAATCAGATTGGTCCGATTGCTCGACACGATCTAAATTAATCGTCTCAGGTGTATCGTAAAACAATTCAAGGCCTGCACCTTTTGCGAGCTCCTCCGCAACAGATTTGAGCGTAGTCTTCTCCCATGACTTACTCTTTAATTCCCCTCTTAACTTGGATTCATCTGGAACACTAACAGCCCCTATAGTGACCTCGTGCGGTGGGTTTTTACAAGTAATTTCATCGATTTCAAACTGGCCGCATTTCATTTCTATCTCGTCTCCGGGTTCATTCCAATTATGAAATACGATTGATGCGGTTAGCTTAGCCCCCTTTTCAGGGAACCAATCGGACATCCAAAGCTCCTCTATATCGTGTAGTGTTATTGATATATCGTCAGCTTCTCCCGACATGACGTCGTTAAAGCTGAAATCCTTTAAGTAAGGAACCAGGTCTTGTGTAATGTCCTTTTGGTCATACTGTAGTTTGACGGTAACATAACGCAAATTACTAGGCATAACTTACACGCCCCTTCCGGTTTTGAATTTCAGCAAGGCGTGCTTCTAAGTCATCCATTGCGCCACCTACTGCACTTTTAATTTGTTGTACAGCACTTGCGTCCGCATTACCATTAATAGTGATGTTGATTGGTGCTGATACAGATACTGCAGAGTTGCCTTCACTAGGTAAAAGCCCCATCATAGCGCCGGTTTGCTTCCATAATGCTTCAGCTCTTGGCGTGCCATTAAGTGGAATAGCCGCCTCTGCAGATTCTTCGGCGAAGGTAGTAAGGAACGAGCCTTTGCCATAAATACCGCCTTTCGCGTTATGCTGTACAGATTCCCCGTTGGCAGTAGCGGTCCCCTCTACTTTTGCCTGAATTGGTTTACTGAAAATGGACCTAACCCATTCCCATTTTTCACTAATCCAATCAAACAATCCCCCTAGCTTACTCATAACCCAATCATAGAATTGGCCGAGTGCTGCCTTAGGGTCTTCCCATAATAGAGTGAACCAGGCTTTTACTTGGTCCCAATTGGCAATTAATCCCATAGCCGCATAAATCAGCCATCCTATAGGGCCCGCCATGAACGCGATAATAGCCGCCGTAGGAGATTCCCACATCGATGTACAGAAATTTGACACAATTTCAAAATGAGTGACTAACCACGCCAAAACACCAATTAATGCGGCAAGAGCTAATATCACCAATCCTATCGGATTAGCACTCATCGCCGCATTTAGCAACCATTGCGCCGACGCGGCCGCATAGGTCGCAACTGTGCCAGCTATCATCGCTGCTTTATGGATGCCCGATGCAATCACATTACGCATAGTTGCCACACGTTCCGATTCCATCATAAGCCGATAAGCCGCATGGGCCGCCGTTACGCTGAAGTAAACCGCTTTCACTGCTTTATAGGCAATTACCATCCCCGCTACGGCAACGCTTGTTTTGATAATTGCTTCCGTAAGTTCAGGATGCTCACTTGCTACTTTTGACACATATGCGGCTTCGTTTGCTAAAGAATCCCCTAATTGGGCAAGAGTAGGTAGCATAGTACTACCGATTGAAATTGCCACGGATTCTGTTGCTGATTGCAACCGTATCATAGCGCCGCGCGCATTATTCTGCATCGTGTTAGCCATTTCCTCAGCGGCGCCGTCACTGTTTTCAAGCTCTTTCGTTAAATTATCTAACGCATCCGGTCCTTGATCAATTACAGCTACCCAAGCTGATGCGGCATTGGTACCGAAGATAGTCGCAAGCGTAGCAAGTTTTTGCTCCTTGCTCATATCTTTAGTCTTATCCGCTAAGTCGCGAACAATTGCGCTCATCTTGCGTGGTCCATTGGTATCATTCATAGCAATACCCAGACTGTCTAATGCGGCTCTTGCTTCTTCTTGTTGTGCCGTGGCTTCACTTAATGAAAGCCCCATTTCCTCAATCGCTTTAGTCGATTTTGAGGAAGTACCTGCTAAACGTAAGAAGCCAGAACGCAAGGCAGTACCTGCAGCAGATGCTTTGATACCACTATTGGCCATAAGACCAGTAAGTGCCGCTGTTTCTTCCAAACTTGCACCAAAGGCGTGTGCTACTGGCGCTGCGTACTTCATTGTTTCACCTAACATTTCAACTGTTGTATTTGTGCTAGTTGTAGTTTTAGCAAATACGTCCGCCATATGGCCTGCGTGTTCTGCACTTAATCCAAAGGCAGTAAGGTCATCAGATACGATATCCGCAGTACGCGCCAAATCCGTATTACTTGCCGCAGCTAAGTTCAAAAGCCCTGGCATACCTGCCATGATTTGTTGAGAGTTCCAACCGGCCATGCCTAGATATGTCATCGCTTCGCCTGCTTGTGTAGCAGAGAACATTGTTTTCTCGCCGAGTTCTCGAGCAGTGGCGGTCAATTGTTGCATTGCCTTATCATCAGATACGGTGATTGCTTTTACCTTGGACATCACCGCTTCAAAGTCTGCAGCTTTAGATAGCATTCCAACGAGCGGAGCGGCCATTACTGCGGTAGTGGCCATAGTGCTACCTAAATCACTACGAGCACTTTTAGCATTAGCGTCAGCGGCAATTTTATTTTGCATTGCTTTTCTGAGTTTAGCGTCTTTAGCTGCCGTTTGGTCTAAGGCCTTGCCAACCTTCTCTGTTGCATTGCGGTAAGAGTCCATAGAGATAACGCCTTGCTTTAATGCAGAATCTAAAGCCCTTTGTTGCGCTTTCAACTCGGTCATTTGTGAACCGTACTGCGTCAACGTACCTTTGGCTTGCTGCATCGAGGTTTTAAATCCTTGCGCTAAGGCGCCGTTTATAGCAAAAGCGATCTCAAATACTTTACCCGCCATAGTTCCTCCTTTCCTTTAAATTTGTGTACGCAAAAAGCGCTTGATGGATTAGTCCTCCTCTTCCCTCAAGCGCTTTTCATCTTCAAGAACAAATTCTAAATCATCTATCCAATCTGCTATTTCAGCAATTGGGGTAGACATCCAAAAGTTTATGCCTCCGCATTCTCTAAGCCGGATGGCAATTCTTCGGCATTGTTGTCCGGGAGAAGTCCCATTTTCTCTACCGAACCACGCAATAAAAAAACGCTTACCTCAGCACACATCTCAGTGAATTCAGAGATTGGCATTGTCATTAATACCTTTGCGCTTTCCTTTAAGGCTATGGCGGCAACTTCTGCCTGAAATCGTTTAGAGAATGTAACATCTGGGGTCATATCGCCTTCACGGCGGACACGAAGTTCCGCCTTTGTGAAGTCAAACCCAGTTAAATTATTTAAGCCTTCAATTAGCTTTTCACGATCATATGTAGCCATTATTTACCCAATGCCTCCCTTACGGATGCTAAGTAATCAACACCATTGATTACACAAACATAGTTGAATTTATCAATTTCAGTACGAGTTTTACCACCGACAGTCATTTTGAAATATACAATTTCAAACTCTGTAGAAGTATCGGTTTTACTTGCCTGTTCAAATTTGCCAAGACCGATTTTCTTAGGCATAACTTTTGCATATACGCTGACCGCTTCAGGTACTAATTCACCTTTTGCGGAATCATATAATTGTTGTGCGCCACGAATTTCGATATCATGTACCTTTTGACTAGCAAGGTCGGTCACATCTTTGTCAATGGTATTCCATTTAATGGACATGTTCATCGCCTTAGTTTGACCAAGTACACCCAAATCAACTTCGCCGGCAATGCCCGCGCCCTTGATGGTATCGCTGATAAATTCGATATCAGGTAAGGTTACATCGGCGTAACCATATAATTCTCTGCCCGAGCTAAAAATGGCAAAGTCAATCAACTTATCTCTATGTTTAGCCATGAGTTACCTCCCTCTTAATTAAATAATGTGCTCATGTAAGACGAATCATATTCTTGGATGAAATCAACTTCACGAGCTGGTGTTGGCACACCTAAATATACATGGAATCGATAAATTCCGTTCAACAAATCTGTTATTGGGTTTTCAGATTCCAAAAATTCAACACGGGCGCCAAGAAGTGCGCCAGATGCTACGTGGCCATTTAGCCAAGCGTTGGCACTATTTACGACGTTATTAATCAATCGTTTATTCCCTGGGTCGTCAATTTTAGACCAGAAAGACGTAATCAACGTATTAGATACCCAGTTAAACATACGACGTACTGGGATAAATGAGTCCTTAACGTCTGTATTAGATGGGTATGCCGTTGTACGATTGCCCCAAGCTCTCCATCCTCCGATGAAATTAAGTGCAGTAATGACACCTTGGCCGTTCAAGTAAGCTGCTTCATCTGGGCCTAAGTAGATTTCAGTGCCATCTTTCAATACAGCACTATCCGCTTGCAAAGACTCATTGGACGGAGATTTGTAAGGAATATCGTCATATTTGGCGTCTGTCTTAGCCATAAGACCTGCGAGTTGTGTGGATAAATGGAATTGACGATTAGCCAATGCTACTTTTGGCCAACATAAGATTTGACGTTCATCGACGTAATTCTTCTTATTTTTCCATTCACTAACTGCAGTTGCTTTTTTGATTTCATTCGTAGGGGCATCACACAAGGACATAGCCTGGAACATACCATTGATAGTAGTTTCCTTTGCTTTCATTACAGCCGCTACAAGTGTGTTATGGGACCAACCTGGCGCCAATAAGTTACCAGGGATTAAGCCAAAGCGAGGGAATACTTCATTAATAAGTTCCAAACCTTTACGCTTACCTTCTGTATCCACACCGCCTACGATGTCATCTGCCGTTACCATAGATGGGTCCACGTAATCATAAGATACCCAAACAGATGTTGCGCTATTAAGTGCCCCTGTAGATACAATCCCAATAAGCAATTTGCCTTCATCATTAAATGTCGCAGTATAATCAACATTGATAGTTGACGCCGCTCCGCCATTGGTAGCAGATACCTTTAACGTATTGAGTAATACCGGGTCTTCAATTGTTACGACTTTATCCTGAATTTGTTTTTGCGTGGATGCCAAAGTCTTCTTATGTTTCTTCGGATCAAGAACATTAATAAAAACAACCGGCGCCATTCCAAATAAAGAGAATTGGGAATACATCGCTTCGCACAATGTGTATTTATCCCATTCTTTAGAGTAGCCCAATTGAGTAGTGGCAGATGCGTAGTTGTAGCACAATACGGCCTTATTAGCTTCCGCTGGGTCCGTGGCCAAATGTACAGGTGCGGTGCCGACATAAACCGGTAAGGCCGCCGTAGCTTCTGTCATAGAAATAAGAGAAGTAGGGACCTCTCTCGTATAAATTCCGTGTCTATAGTTTCCCACTATCTACGACCTCCTTTTTTAAATTCAAGGTAAGCGGTATTCATCGCTGTACCTTCTGTTGCTAATTCTTGTTGTGCTTCTGCAATCTTATTGATTGGCACAAACAATAAGCGTAGCATCGCTTTATCTTCACCCACAGTAGCAGGAATGCCGTCAATATAAACGGTACCTGTGGAAAGACCTAATTCAGCACTATTAGGTCCTAAGTAGATTACTTGTTTAGCATCTTTAGATGTAACTGTTTTTTCTACAACTCCAGTTGTTTCATTTACAACTCCAGTTGTTTCATTTACAACTCCAGTTGGTGCATCAGTTTTTGCCATTAAATAATCATCTCCTCTCGTATTTGTTCGATATCATATTTAATTGTCATAAATCCCTCCCAATACGGATACGCTTGATCCGGAGGGATGTCAGTATCAATTCCGTGTTTATCATCCAGCACTAAACGGTATCGCTTAGCAATAACAGGATGGGCCAATAATGCTTGCCGTGTGGTTTCTAAGAAATTGGTAATCTCCATCCACCCCTTTTCCACATCCTCCGAATATACTCCGTGGATTAGAAATAATTGGACGGTTGACCCCTGCAAGGTATCCTCAATCTTATTAATGCGAATAACAAGATGTGGATATTGGTCCTCCTTGGATGATTCTTTCATTTTTAAAAATCCCGGTACAACCAATAAAGGATTCCCCTTTACTTGTGCGTCATCGCTAAAATAGTTAGTATGCACTTGTTTTAGGAACGCCCCCAAATCGGTTGCTAATTGCGTAGGTGTCATCGATTACCCTCCTATTAATGTGTCAAGTGCGAGTTCCATTTGCTTTTGCAATTCCTGCTCTGCTTTATTCCCAACAAAAGCGGATATCTTGGCATCACCCAGTATGCTTGGTACTGATGGGCCGTGAAATTGCCCTATCGGATACCTGTCCGCACCCTTACGATACATCGCCCCGATATGTCCACTTCTCATACGAGCAATAAAAGCATTAGGGATTGGCCCTCCGCCACCATTCCGCATTACTTGTGCTTTGACTATACGCCCTCTCCGTTTAGGCGGACTTTTTGGCGTAACTCTGAATTTAGTAAGGGCTATTGGTCTACCTTTCGAACGAATAAAGGCAGATAAGGTCATGCCCGCCTTATCCACCTTTATAGTTTTATTAATATTCGCTTTAGTAATTAGGTATTCTTCGTTAACACGATCAACTGTAGCCTTTTTGATTTTAGGCAACGCCTTGTTGATAGCTTTTGCGGTAGTCTTCGGAGTACCAACAGCTAATGCGTCTATCTTAGCCAACCCGTTTTTCAGCCCTTTTATGTCAATAGTTACACTCACGAATTATTCCCCCTAAGGACAATGCTTAGCATACCCATGTCATCTTCACATGATTGAACCAACATAATGCGGCCGTTGAATCGAAAGATTTGATTGTACTCCGGCACCTCAGGTAAATCCCGCTTGGCCACGTGTACTATAATCGTATCGTAAATCAACCCGTCAATATCCTGGCCCATGATTTCGACATGCTGCTTATCGGTAAGACCTTCTGCCACAGCATAGCACTGCGTACCGTTTAGGTTATGTACTTCAGCAAATTCATTGGAATTGATAAACACCTTTTCAATGTCATTTTGCGCAAAGGCCTTAAATCCCATGATTATTCACCTAAAACGTCGAGGAGTTCTTCACGGGTAGCATCTTCAGGAGTATCCAATTGTTCAGCAGATACCATTACGCGAAGTGCTTCATCAGATAAGAGTTCCAAATTGACGTCCGCATCAGAAGCAAGGATATCGGAAATCATGTCCGCCTTTGTGGCTTTGCTTGCAAAATCAAGACCAATGGATTTGCCATATTCGGCCAATTCCGCATTTGTCATAACGCCAAGAGCTGCGGCTAACGAGTCTTCTGCATTGTTTTTATCATCATCTCCAACTACAACAGCAGCGCCTAAACGAATTAGGCGCTGTTCTTCTTCTACAGTTAAATCGGAGATGATATCACCTGGATTATACACATAATCACCGGTATTAATCGCGTGCTTTGCTTGTACAGGCATTAGTCTTACCTCCTTTCGATTACAATACGTCAGCTACGAAGTAGGAATCTACATCAAATGGAACGTAAATAGGGCGAGATTGTAATTCCAAAAATACCGCATCTGGGTCACGATTAACCAATCGACGTAATACATATTCACCTTCATAGGTTACAAAGTCCATACCTTCACCAGGGATGATTGTATTCGCACCATACAATTTAGTGAATTTAGCCATATCAGAAGCTACCAACAATTTACCGGTAGGTACCATTTCTTTTTCTTGGCCATCTGTTGGATCAACATAGTAATTATCGTAAGTAAACACATTACATTGAATTTGACCGCCCATGAAGCCAACATAAACAGCACCTTCCGCCATTTGTTCGAATTGCAAAAGACCCATTTCTGTACGACGATTATCAAATAGTGCCAAGATTTTTTTATCAGAAAGCATTACTTCTAATGTTTCAGAGTTCATGACCAATGTATTTGGATTAAAACCAGATGCTTTCAAGCATTTCTTTTTCCATTTGATAATGTTAGCCACAATTTCTGCAGAAGATTGGCCCCAACGCGCAGTACCAGATAATGTTTCTTTATTGGTGAAATTAAAGTCTACAACATCATCAATGCCTTCGCCTTTGATGTGAGCCTGACCATTGAGTAATACGTCTGCTGCCATAACTTCTTGAGAACGTACCAAGTTATCCTTTAATTCTTGTGTATCTTGCGCCAAGAGTAGGATAGCACGTTCTTCAGGAGTTACAGTGCCTGCAAATGGCTGTTCGCCTGCTAAACGAACCTTGATATCATTTTCTGTGATAGGGCGTTTTTCTTTCTTTTGCGCAGGTTTATACGTGGTTGTAGTCATACCTGTGCGTTGAGATAAAGGTGCTGTAGAGTTAGGTGCCACCCAAGGTGTGATAGTACGGCGACCTTTTACAATGTCAAATGAAACTGTTTCTGTTAAGAATGTTTTTGTATCTTTGAAAAATAAATCTTTCAAAAAGGATGGCACATCGGGAGTACGACGAACCACCGCAGCAAGTGTTTTTGGTGCGTAAATATTACCCATGTATCCTCCTTATTAACGGAAATAAATGTTGCGGGCTTCAGCTTTCGCTGTGAAGCCTTCTGCTGTTTTGCCAGAAGCAAATACTAAATTCGCTGTAGCAAATTCACCTGTTACAGCAATTTCGGCTACTACATCGCCTTTCGTAGCATCAATATCAGCTAACGCTACACCGTATACATCTGTATCCGCACGTTTAGCTTTTTTAGAAGTAGCTTCTAATTCTAATACTGTGCCCGCCTTAATTACTGCAGCATCTTGACCGATTGTTACTTTCTTTGTAACGACTGGCATTTGTGTGCCAGCGATTAGAGGTTTGTACTCTAACTTTTGTTCTTCCACGTATGGCATATTATCTGCCCTCCTTATTTCTTATTGCGTGCTTTCATTACACGATCAACAATTTGCATTGTTTTTTCAGAATCATCGATATCCTCGTCAAGCACTTGACCAGGGACCGTGTCAACTTGATTAGATGCATTGTTAGCATCTTGCATTAGTTGTTGTAATTGATTAGTTGGTTGTTCAAGTTGTGGCATATTGAGTAATTCAACAGCTACATCTTGAACAGTAGCGTATGTTTCATATTTAGCGCGATTGATGACTTCAGCTCGTGCTTCGTTATTAATCCCATCAAGGGCTTGTAAACGTGCACGTTCAGCAGCAACGCCCGCATTAAATACTTCATCATATACTTCCGCATATTCAGTTCGCAACAATTCAGCAGTTACTTCCATTGGCTCTTCTCCTTTCTCTTCATATTTATCAACAGGCAGTCCTTTGAGTACATCCATACTCATTGGTAAGCCATTGACAATTAAGTCAGTGCCTTTACGGCATGCAACCATTTGTAAAGACTCGTCAACACTTGTACAGAAGCCCTTTTCTAAAGCTTCCCTTGCAGTCAACCAAGTTTCATCGTCCATCATGGTTGCGATTTCTTCACGAGATAGCCCTGTGCGGGCTTCGTAAATATCGATAAGGTTTTCTTTTGTTTTACGTAAAGATTCAGCGGCTTTTTCGAAATCATCTGCTTCACCATATACAAAAGAACTAGGATTGTGAATCATCATTTCACTGCCTAGCGCCATATGGATTTCATCGCCAGCCATCGAGATAATAGAAGCGATAGATGCCGCCAAGCCCTCGATAATAACAGATTTTTTATTTTGCAAAGCACGTAATCTGTTGTAGATTGTAACGCCGGCAGATACTTCACCACCTACCGAGTTAACATGCAAAACGATGTTTTGAGCCGGGTCCAGACCTTGTAGTCGTGATAGTACGTTAGAAACGCCAGTATCTTCGCCCCAATAATCTGTCCCATTCATGACTACGCCATAAATATCGACGTCAATCGTCTCCGCTTCTTGAATCAGATTTAGCGGAGTTCGAATTTTGAACTGAAATTTGTTGTCCTTGTTCATTCAACAAGCCTCCTTCATCCATAGATTGGTGTTCACGAATACGTTGTGGTAAGATTTCATTTTCATAATCCATACCGGTAAGCTCTGCGGCTTCCTTAGCACGAGTACTAAATGCATTCTTAACACGAATTTCTGCCGCAGTAGCTTCCTTCTGTGGGTCTAATTGGCCTTGTGATGGTCCGTACCACTCAGCACCTAGCCACGCCTCTCGGATGATTGGATCATCAAAGAAACCTGGTGCATCAATGCGACCTAATAGAATGGCCATCGTAAGCCACTCCTCGTAAATAGGATTGCAAAATTGAGTAATAAATTCAGCGCGTTGCGTTTCAACAGACTTCCAATATTCGAGTAACGCCGCTCTTGATGCGGAGTAACTTTGGCCAAAGTGCTTAACTAAAATTTCATATGGAATTTCTAGTGCCGCACCTACGTGGCTAATAAGTGAGGACGTAAAGTCCGCAAAGCTCGAAGGTATTGGCGTTTTTTCAGCCACATTCACTTTTTCACCCGGCGCCAATACGTTAACTGTGCCATTGCCTAATTCGATTGTTTCGTCGTTTTCAGCATCCACTTGATCATCTTCGTCAATCGCAGTCCCTAGCGACATGTCGTCCGGCGCTTCCGATTCGATGAAGATTGCCATCAAAGCATTAACTAATACCTTCATAACTTCCGCATCATTGTACCGGCTAAGAACTTTCAAATCCTCGATTACCGGAGACAATATAGGGATGCCACGCAACTGGCCACTTCGCTCAATCGTCATAACCTGGATAATATTCCGTCGTCCAGTTTGTGTGCCATACTTCGGAATATATGTGTAGTCATGATCATCGTTAAAGCCGTTGTACAGTTTATTTAGTACATAAAAGCCGACCGCGGCGCCATATTTATTAAACTTAACACCGTGAATTACGTCGTTATTCTCATCTTCTTCTCGCCCCATATATTTAGGCGGAGAAGCTACAAGAATCGATTCTACAATCTGCAATCGCAACGGATATGGGTTCTTATCTGTTTGATTAAGCAACAGCGGTAAATTTACAAATGCATCGCCGTACAATAGCTTTTCATAATACACTAGGGCCTGAATTCCGTAGAAGTCAGTCTGTTCTCGTGCATCGCAGTGCTTTGCCCACATTGCGAACTCACGTTCGGTCTTACGTTCCCATGCGTTCTTTTCTTCAAACGTCAGCCCCAATTCCTCATATCGGATATTAGCTTTAAACCTTAGGCCCGGGCCAATAACATTGGTTTTATTCGTCTTCAGTGCGCCAGCTGCAATCGGTGTACCCTGTTGAAGGTCTACAGACCTTGCCCGTAGCATCCTAAAGTTAGCATCGATATCGTGCCTTGCATCTTGAGAGTTAACCTGGTATCCTTTGGCGCTAGATTTAAAACTATTAGCGCCGTGATTAGAATAGCCTGAGTTTGTTTTACTCCCAGAATATTGCGTTGCTTTGTGCCTACCAGCGGCGGTTTTCATAAACTGCTTCATACGTTTACTCATATATCCCGCGGAATGACACGATATGCACGACGTCGAGGTCTATTCTCGAGCCGAGCCACTTCGTTGCGCCAGAAGTTGATGCGGTCTTTCACCTCTTGCACATTCGCACGGGTTAACCGGCGATTACCAATGGTGTACTCTTTGCCCGTTGCCAATGCTAAATCCGCCTCTAGCCACGCCTGTAAATGCTCTTTTGCCTCATATATTGTCCATTCTGCCATCCTTTCACCTCCTTTCACGCATTAAAAAAGCGCCCATGTTGAGCGCTTAGACTTGTGCCCTGCATAGATTGGAACATCATGCTTATTAAAGCCTGTGTTTCCACATCCGTGTGGCACAATATCTCCATATGTTTGGTGTCATGAGCTGATATATTTAGACCTTGCCTATATTTATATAGAAATTCAGGCATTGCCTTTTCTATCATCAAATATAAATAATAAGGGATTACGTTTCGTGGTTGAATCACTACATATTTAGCATCAACCTGTTGCGCCTCAGCTAAATACACCAACTCCCCTTTACTAGCAGATACTTGTAAGCAAATACAGCCAGACGGATACATTTGATTCTTCTTAGGTCTCCCTAGTATATCAGCAACTTCCGTAATTTTAATTTTCTTGTAATTTCTTAACATTACACAAACATCTTTTGAAGTAAATACTTTTTAACATCTTCTATTTTTTTTATCACAGCTTCTTGCTCCTCGACTGTAACAGCACTTTCGGATGATATTAAAAACTCTGTAAATTCTTTTACAAATTCATCATGTTCTTTCTGTGAATCCGGATCTGTACAAACTAATTGCTTTAACATTTCCGCAATTTCTAATCCTAAAGCACGGCTTTCTCGATTAATTTCGTTAAGTTCTTTAGCAAGCTGTACCGCATCTGGTATGTCCTCCGGCTCAAAGCTGTCAATATATCGTGGAATATTCAGATTATAGTCATTATCTAAAATAGTAGACACGCTAATGTTACTAGAATATCGCTCTATTTCTGCTCTATCCTTGTACGCTTTAATTACTTTTTCCACCTGTTCGGCTGTCATTATATTTTTATTTTTGTGCTTAACGAAGTCTTTTTGTGCATCGATAAATAAAACGTCTTTGTTAGCGCGATTTTTCTTAAATACCAATATGCATACAGGTATACTTGTATTTGTAAATAGATTAGAAGGTAGTCCTATTACCGCATCAAGTAAATTATCCTCAATCAGCTTACGTCGTATATCGCCCTCTGCCTGTCCTCTGAAAAGCACACCGTGCGGCAGGATAAAGGCAGCTGTGCCAGAAGCATTTAACGAATAAAGTCCGTCAAGTATAAAAGCAAAATCCGCTTTACTCTTTGGAGCTAGCTTATATCCTTCAAAGCGTGCATCCATTTGTGGAATCCAAGATTGACTATATGGCGGATTACTAATCACGGTATCATATTTTTTACTCTCTAGCATATCTACTTTAGATACTTGGCCAAAGCCAGATACCGCGGATTCTACTTTATAGTACGCAAGCTCTTCACCAGTAAGCACGTTCTTCTCTACTACTTCGGCATCTATATTAGCTATTAGTAGATTGAGTAACATAAAGGCTATCGCATTTTTTGAATACTCTTCAAGCCTTAGTGTCACGGTATTATCCGACTTAAATTTAGCCAAGGATAATCCGCCGATTCCAGCACATACATCACGAACATCACCGCCGGAGGTAATACCGCCGATTATATCTAGCACACATTGTGGCGTGTAATCTTGCATATAGTTTTTTCTATCTGCACTATGTTCTTCGAATTCAGCAAGTAAGGCCTCATACGAATAGTAAGGCCGTATCGACTTCAAAAGTACCGAACAGGTATTCGAATTTAGCAATACCTTTGTTAGAGCTGTAGGTATTTCGTGCATTTCACGAATATTTAGTTCTTCCATAATCCTTTGTAGGATTGTCATAATCGTATTCCTCCGCCTCTAACACGTCGTCTCGTCCGTTTCTTTGGTGTGTCGCCAGCCTTGACTACACGAGCTGTATTTTGATACGGCGTATAATTCTCTTTACTATTCCGAGCCTCTAAAGCATCAAAATTCGGATTCATAATAGCGATAGCAGCTTGATTATAGTTTCTAATATCAAATGGTTCATTTCTTTTACGCCCTGGTCGCAGTACCCATTGCTCTTTAAAATGGCCATTAACTAATTTAGACACTTTCATTTCTGCTAATAGGCCCTCGAAGTATTTCTTCCCATACCCTTTCTCATGGTCTTTTGGAAAGTGGCAATACCTCGGCTGGCCCTTTTCTTGGTTCAAATCACTATAAATTTGTTCCTTGCCCGTATCTACGCCAAGCTTAAATAATTTAGTTTTGTACTTCTTCAGCTTTGTAGGCAAACCGTCAATCAGGTCCTTACCTGCGCCGCCTACGCCCTTAATAGGGTACACGCGCTTATGCCATCTAGTTGAGCAGTATTTATATACCGATTGTGTCTTACTACCGCCGGAGTCAATACATGTAACGGATACGCCACGCTTTCTGCCATCGGCATAAGACCATGTTCGATTTAAAATAATATCGTCCAATTCTTTCCATACGGCATCGTAAGCAGGGTCACCATAAAGTCTGAAATACTGTATCCCCCAGCTCTCATAATCTTTCCCCCATCCTACAATTTCACACTCTAAGCGGTCGTCCTGCGTATCGACACCGCATGTTAAGAGTAGAACGCCGTCCGGTAACTCCGCTCCGTAGTCCTCCCTGCGTTCGTAAAGTTCTTCCGATTGCAGCGTTTCTGTATCCTCTTCATAAGGAATACCCATTTCAGTGTTAAAGAATGTCTTAACGCCTGCCGTGCCGAGTTTAGTGGCTTCCTCGTATTTATCTTGAAGTTTCCCCCAGGATGCCCAAGGCGAGCCAAACGCGTTCATGTGAAAGCTTCGGCAATTGTACTTCTTTAAATTCTCCGGCGCTTCCGCAATCCATTTGCCCTCTCGATACAGTTTCTTCCACTCGAACTCTTCGGATAGTGTTCCGCAATGATCACAGGCCAAGTAGTACTTGCCTGTGTCCTCGTCTGCGTGGAATTTATCCCATGACGGATATACATATTCACCACAAGCAGGGCACTTAATATGCCATACCTCTTGCGTACCGCCTAGATACAATTTCTCTATCCGGCTGGTACCTTTGGCCAACGGCGTAGATGCATACACGTGCTTTCGATTGTAGAACGTATTAGTACGCTTTTCTGCCAGGCTCAATGGGTCACCTTCCGTGCCTGCTGACGCAGGGTAGCGGTCAATTTCGTCCGCCAATAATACACGAATTGGCCTAGATGCCAAATCTGCTGGAGCATTCGCACCTACTAAGGTTAGGTACCCACCTGGAAAGGTCTTATTCAATACCGTATTGCCACTGTCCCGAGATTTTACATCGGCCATTTTATCGTTCAGTACTTTTGTGTCACGAATAAAGGGAGCAATACGAGTTTTAGAAAACTCTTTAGCTATGTCTTTTGTAGGCTGCATGAACATAATTGGTGATGGAAAGTAGTCAATAAAATAACCCAACACATTTTTAATGAGCTGGGTTTTACCGATTTGCGAGCCAGTCATATAGACTACTTTTTCAACGTCAGGGTCACTCACCGCATCAAGCATTTCCTTTTGATAAGGCGCTCTATCGGTGGAATACTTCCCTGGTTCAGCGCTATCTTCCGTGGAAAGCACCACATTAGCGTTGGCCCATTCTGAAGCAGTAAACTTTGGAGGTGGTTTTAAAACGCTGGCCAGGCCTTTGAACAGGTTGCATGTGTGTTTCAATCACCTTCACCTGCCTCGTCGTCATCCACGATGATATCATCGGACTCATCGTGGAACATGTTAGGGTCATATTCTGACAATTCTGTTAAGCATTCATTGACTTCATCCAGAAGCGCATCTTGAATGACTAACAGATTCGTCTCCCCTAACACTTTAGGGGCAGCTTTTAACGGCAGCGCCTGGAGCTTACTTTTAAAATTATTCAGCATTCGATTCATTACGGCTTTAACTGTATTCGAGCGGTGCAATTCTCCATTCATGATCTTCAGTTTGTTTTCTTCAATCATCCGTTTAGTTCGAGTTAACAAAGTTCGTTCTGCATCATATCCGCCTTCTCGTGCTTTCTTTTCGAGTTTACTTTCTCCCGTTTTATAAGCAACAAATGCTTGTACTGTTTTCGCAATATTGTACTGTCCGCGTTTTTCCTTTTCGAATATACCGTCCTCGGTCAACTGCTGAACCCGTCGAGAGCTGATTCCGAGTACTTTTGCCACAATTTTAGATGATACTAATTCGTCAACGATAGATACGTTCGTCACAGTCTCGCCTCCTTTCAAAAGTTGACTGATTTAGAAGCCGAACAGCAGTTCGGAAAAATAACTAACTAGTGATTCCGCGGGGTTCGGATGACCCACGCAAAATATTTTTCATTTGGAGTACCTTAAAGGCCCCTGGTATTAGTGGGGTACTAGCCCCCATACATGCCCCCTCGCCAATGCTGTTTGCGTGAATGTTTCATCATATCTTTAGCAAAGACTTTAGCTTTACAGTTACCTTTACTGCCTAGGACAATAGCATTGGCAGTACACTTATTATGTTTGTTGCTTAAACAATCTTTTACATGGCAAGTAATTTCTGTCATGCTATTTTCTCCTTTCTACTGGCAGTTAAAGTGTAGTTAATGTTTATTCATTCTATTGGGTGCAGGCTTAAGCAATATCACCATAGAGAGAGTCGTTATAGTTAAGTATGTAGGATTGTTTTTGTTTGTGTAGTTTAAGTATCTTTTGTTATGAGAAACATTATTTTGAAACGTCGCGATTTTTTTGATAGCCCCGAATAATTTTGAAGGATCACATTTGCTTAAAGAGTTGGTACCCCTATGATGATATTGATTAAACCTGCATAACGTAAAAGGACGCCAAGTATATTTGGCGTCCTTTGCTATTCATTTCCTGTGAAGTTTCCCAACTTTCACACTTACAGTATACCACATGTCGATGTATCGTTTTGTATCGTTTTGTATTGAAAGCGCTAATTCAATTTAGCTCGAATTCGCCCTACCTCTACCAACGCCCTATCATGTAGCTCACCGCGTACTCTCGCTTCACTGTAGTATAAGATTTGCGCCAATTCTTTCCAGCTTTTGCCTTGTACATATCGCTCTGTCAAAAGAACAGCCAATTCATTCGGGCACACTTGGCTAATCACCCAGCGAACTTCTGCCTTGATTCTTTTAAGGCGCTCAATCTCCTGTCGTTGTAGTTCAACGCACTGTTCAATACCTGCCACGATGCCGGATAAATCACTGTAGTGCCCGCCAGATATTCTATCTTTACTATAGTCAGTAGCTGACAATGTGTCAGCCTTCCTTTCTATCTGTGCATCGATATCACGTTTGATAGAGTCAATCCGGTCATCAATTCGTAATATCTGAAGCATGTATTCTTTATCAGTCATTCATCTGCCCCCTTTGCAAAAGTTCCATCTTTCATATAGCTTATATTGGTCCTCGTGCTTACGGCTTACCGTCCATGGACTTTTACCATCCGCATATACAATGGCTTTGCCAGTACCCATGAACCCATCATCTACACAAAAGAAATGTCTATGGAACCAATGCTTCTTGTCATTCGATACTAATACGCAATCCCCTTGTTTAAACCGTTTCATTCCCCATTACCTCGTTGATGTATCTATCCAAATACCATCGTGCTTTTTTTAGGTCTTCTAGTTTATCACCTTTGTACCCCGCTCGTGCGACGTACTTAATAACATTACCCAAATGATATGGAAGCTGTTGATCTTCTATGAAATCAATAACCTCAATCTTACCCCTTGTATAGTGTGATGGGTGATTCACAGCATCATGCTCGACATTACCATACATCGCATCCATATGCTCCGCAGTTGGTACTTGAATAGTTTCTTCTGCATTAATATCTTCGTGCTGACTTTCTTCTGCCTTCGTACTGTCTTTCTTAAAAGGCTTAGAAAGTTGCTCGGCACAAGTCGGACAATATTTAGGCCAACGACCTACTAGCTTTTCTTTTGTGTGGGTAAACGTTTGTCCACAAGATTCACACGTTATCTTTTTACTTACGCCTTCACCAGGAGGTGTCATCTCTTTTTCACATTCTTGATAGTAATCCTCATGTGTTCTTACTGTAAATGTATCTCCGCATCGTCTGCATTTCTTTTGCATATCTCTACTCCTTATACAATTCCTTACGATATTTAATAGCTTCTAAGAGGGCATCTTGCCCCGCTTCTTTACGTTCTAAGGCTTTCATGACTTGCTCGTCCATCGTGCCTTTGGTGACTAGGTGGTGGATAATCACAGGCCGTGTTTGTCCTTGCCTGTGAAGCCTTGCATTCGCTTGTTGATACTGCTCCAAGCTCCAAGTTAAGCCATACCATACGATGATATTGCCGCCGGCTTGAAGATTTAAACCGTACCCCGCTGATGCGGGATGCGCCAATAATATTTGTATCTTGCCTTTGTTCCACTCAGCTACATCATCATCGGTCTTTAGCTCGACCGCTTTTGGGAACGCTTCTTTAATTGATTGAAGGTCATGCTTGAAGTTGTAGAACACCAGCATCGGTTTTCCTTCATTCGTTTCCACCAACTCTTTCAATCGTTCAATCTTCTCGTTATGGACAACTACGATTTCACCATCATCGTTATAAATGGATCCATTCGCTAGTTGTAACAATTTACCGGCGAGTGCTGCTGCATTAAGTGCACTTACGTCGTCATCACTGGCTAAGCTAAGCACGTGCTCACGTTCCATCTGTTTATAGAGTTCCCATTCTTTCGGGCTCATCTCGACTGTGATGACATTCTCGATACGTTCAGGTAGTGTAAGATAGTCCTTCGCTTTTAAGCTCATGCAGATATCTTGCATCTTACTGAATATCGCCTTATCACCGCCAGGCAGTAGTCGGTAGCTATACACGACATGCCCATTTGTTTTGTCCGGTGTAAAGTATCGGGTACGGTATTCAGTAATTGTCTTACCTAATCGTTCACCGCCATCTAACAGGTACATTTGCGCCCAAATATCTAATAACGTATTCGGTGCCGGTGTACCTGTTAGTATGACGATACGCTTAAACAAAGGACGGAGTTTTCGTATCGCCTTAAACCGTTTAGCCTGGGGATTCTTAAACGAAGAACTTTCATCGATAACTAACATATCAAAAGGGAACGATTTTTTCTTATGATAGTACTCATATAACCATTGCACGTTCTCACGATTTATCACATAAATGTCAGATTCACTCTCTAAGGCGTGTATGCGTTCCTTCTCAGAACCTAACACCTTAGCCACCGTTAAACGTCTTGTAGCGCTCCATTTTTGCGATTCTTGGGCCCATGTAGATTCTGCTACCTTCTTAGGTGCGATGAGTAATACTTTTTTTATATCAAAGTAATCATACATAAGCCGTTCAATCGCAATAAGTGTAGATACGGTCTTACCTAAACCCATATCCAGTAACAGTCCGTAATGGGTATTGTCAATGATTCGTTGTATTGCAATGCTTTGATACTCGTGTGGATGAAAGTCCATGAATTACCCTTTCTATATCATCTACAAATATCTTGGCGTCTAGCTTACCGGTTAGGACAAATACTAAGGCACCTTGTTTACGCAACCTTGAAATCTGAACCCGTTGGTTAGCCATTAACTTTCCTGTTGTAGCTTTTAACTCAATGAAGATAACACTACCTCCAGGGAGTACTACAATCCGATCAGGTACACCATCATTTCCAGGTGACACGAATTTCATATATATGCACCCCCGTTTTTTGAGTTGATTTCCTAACCAACGTTCGATATCTTTTTCCATCGTTCTCACCTCGTTCTCAATAAAAAAATCGGCAACAGGCTTCAGCCCATATAAAATATAGCTTCATCGGGGTTGTGTTGCCGATGTTTTGTTTTTTTTGCTCATATATATATATACGCGTATTTGCGTTTTTTACGTGTATACGTATACAAGCACTTATTCATATATTTATTATTTTTAATTAATAGTAAATAATAGAAAACATCGGCAACAAATTGCATTTAAGATAGATAACAACTACGCTAAACGTGTTGCCGATTTTGTTGCCACACGTGTTGCCGTTGCCGATTTTTTAACTTATATCAAAGTTCATCGATGTATAGGCGTGTATAAAAATTTTTTCGATAAACATCGATATGCGAAAATTAGCTAATCGGCAACAAAAATCGGCAACACGATTATTTACGATTTTTAGATATCGTTTTAGCCTTATTTTGAAGAGTGCTTGCATCCCTAATAAACGCTCTTTGAACGCCATATAATTTACCAAAGCGCATCTTCCCAACGCTCTTGGAATAAGGACTCCACCCTTTAATAGCTTGCAAGATGTCGATAATCTCTCTTGCCTTTGCGTTCTGCAGGTTCTTCCTGTCCCCCTCCATCACTTCACACCATATCTCAAGGGCACAAACCCGCTCCCGCTGCACTGAACCACAATAATCGTCATCGCCATAATTCCGGATATACTCCCTGCGATCGTAGATGTCTTTAGACTCCCAATCTTCAGGCAGTTCCATCTCGAGGTATTCCTCAATGAGCCCTACGAGTTCACCGCCTTCTGTGTGTGATAATTGGATTCTAAGGGCTTCTTCTTCAAGTTCGCCCTCTAATACAAGAGGTTCGCCATCCGCCCAATACGTGAACGCTTCCGCCCATAATTGGTCAATTTCGTCCTTTGACAACTCCCAGGCGTTCTTAGTCTTTCGGTCCTTATCACCAGTGATGGGCCAAAATCGGCGGTTACCAGTACGGTCTTTAAGGAACATAAGATTATTAGTAGAACCCGCGAATACACACTGGCGTGGATACTCTTCGGTGCGCCGTCCATATGGAGAACGGAACCGGTCAGATGTGCGACTGATAAAGGCTTTAACGATTTCATTATCGTTCTTGTAGGTCGGTGCCAGTTCGGCAAGTTCGACTATCCAAGAGCCTTGAATTTGTTCTAGGGCATCTTTGGTTTTGATGTCAACGAGTGAGTTGTTAAACCATTTACGCCCTAACCGCTCTAAGATTAAGGATTTACCAAGACCTTGAGAGCCGTATAACACAATCGCCGTATCAAACTTAACGCCCGGATCTATAACACGAGCTACGGCGCCACACATCCATTTACGGGTAACCGCTCGAATGTAATCGGTATCCTCAGCGCCGATGTAATCGATAAAGAGAGTATCCAGTCTACATTCGCCGTCCCAAGTTAGCCCCTTTAGATACTCACGCACAGGATGGAACTTATTATCTTGCGTTACCTCCTGGAGGGCGTCGTCGATGATGCCTTTACCCTTGATAAGGTATCTCGTAGCGAAGTAGTTACGTAGGCACGCATCGTCGGTATCGGTCCAGTAAGGAGTTTCGTCCTTATCGCGCCACGGCAAATCGTCAATCACGACTAACCGGTGTGCGAATTCATCAAGACGAATTTTACCTTTTAAAGCAGGATCATGTTTTAGTACTGCTAAGCAGTTAAACACATCAGACTCAGGATTACCTTTACTGTCACGTTTAAGTTTTGCACGCAAGCCCTCCTCGTCGTCCGGGATATCGTCAAACTCCATACCCTCCATGCGTTCTTTGTCGAGCAGGATTGGTGCAGCGCCATCTTCGTTGACGAAGTCTATCATAGCTTTGTAGCTAGGTAGTTTACTAACAGCAGTCGCAGGGTCTTCGCCCTCATCTTTGGCGCCGAATAGGTGGATACGAACCAGGTCAAAAGCGTTAACGAGCTTACCACTGATAGGGTCAGTTGCATGGTTGGAGTAAGCGAAAGTATCGTTATCGTAGATAACTAAACCACCTACTGAGCTACCTTCCGTATATGTGTATCGGCCCTCAACTTGTGTCGGCTCGTACACTCCAGGAAGGAACTTCGCTATCGCCTCCGTGATACTGTAGCACCTACAAAAGGCGCCAAGTAAGCCTTTTTTCTCTAACGGGTTGCCTTGCTTTTTGGCCGCATCAAGACGAATTTGTGATTCCTTATCTGATGTTGGCCAAAGACTCGTATCACGCCAATCACGATATGTGCTTAGACACTGATCAACTGATACTAGGTTGCCTTCGCTATGTAGGTAAACGTACTCGACATCCTTTGGATGACTAGGCCAATACATTAACCGCTCAGCCTGGTGCGTGGAGGGGTCAAAAGACTCAATCCCGATATTATCAGCAATCCGTCTTGAGACCGCCTGGTACTCATCAGGCTTCATCGCTCTATCAACAGGAATAATAACCCGGTAACGAGGATGGTCAGCCGTGTGACTGTGCGTACTGTAAAGTACATACTCCATACCACCTAATTCCATGTCGAGGTCTAATAGAAAGTCCTCACTAGGGTTATCCGCATCAAGGGTAATCAAGTACCGCTCTTTAACAGAACCTCTTACTCGTCTACCTTTATTAGGAATATAGCCACCAACAAAACCGCCGACGTCTTTCTTTTGGCCTTGATCAGCTTTAGACATCTTGGCGTATTCAGCAGCCGTTTCATTTGTTACAGTTGGCTCAGCCAATTTATTGGCCAAAGCACTCCAAGTCATTTTGTCAGACTTCCAGCTACGGGCGGAGCGACTTTTGCCCGTAGCTATGATGATTTGTGTATCCATGTTACATCGCTCCTTCCTTCGCAAATTGGATATCTCGTACATACGCCGGAACGCTTAATCCGTGAGAGGTAACCCACTGACTAACAGCCCCATTGATAGCGTGGTCTTCATATACACCACGATTGTTTTTAAGTTTAGCCTGGTGTATCTCTACGAAGTCATCCGTATCACTATTCGGATTAACCTCAATACACGCTACTGGCTCGTTACATTTATAGACACCTACGATAGCGCAGGTTTCGGCTTTTACTTTCTTGATATAGGAGCTTACACAATTATTAAGCTGAATACCCATATCAATGATGCCGTGAGTAGAGCCGATAGCTGTGAAGCGGTAGCCGTTAACCATATCGGCTAGTACACGATGTGCTTTTCGCTGCTGTACGATTTCGTCTTCTACTTTGTCAAACTTTTGCATTCTCGAGATGGTGTCATGTAGGCTGCGCACCTGGATACGGCTACTCCATACCTCTTTACGGCGGCTTCGTGATAACTCAAAATACATACTAGCTGTATCTCTGATATCGTGATAGGACGGCGCATTTCTAATGAATAAGAACGCCTGGCGCTCGCCGTATTGATAGCTAAGGATGTTAACAAATTTACGAATGATAGATAAGTCGATGTCATTACGCCATAAAGGCCAAGACTGAATGTATCTTGTATTATCAGCGTTATCCTTGATAACATCGACCATAGCTTTTTGATAGTCCTTGTTCTTAAATAACGTAGCCATAACTTTAATGATCTTCGTATAGAAGAACGGTCTATCATGTAATAGCCTTCTAACCCATCTAGCATCAGGTAAGTTATGAGCCTTGATTAGAGCCTGTACAAAGGATTCACCGTTTGTAGTTAATCCTAATACGTTACCCATGCCGATATTCTCATTAGGGAACGCCCGATTATAATAATCGTCATAGTCTCGTTTAAGGCTATCATTGATGGCAGGTGCATCAGGGGCTTCTAATTTCCATACTAAGTTGTGAAGTAGGTTATCTAAAGCCCCGTACTTGTTAGTAACTTGTATCCCCTGCCGAATGGATTTGACTTTATAGCCCACTACCTTGGATAGCTTTTCAAAGAATACATCTTTTAATACCTTAGCAAAGCGTTTTAGCTCATCTTGGTAGTTATGCAGCCTGCAGTTTGGCGTAGTCACAATCCACAGTAAAGGTAAAAGGCCATTTCTAAATCCAGAAGGAGATACTGTCGACTTTTCGACGACATCGCTGCGTGAGCGTTTCTTAAGTACAATAGATGAAGTTCTACGTTTGAAGTCAAACCGAAGAACATCAACCACATGTGACTTATATCCTTTGTAGATCATCCCTGTATCGCCATCAGCATATACAGTGTCGTACTCAAACTGCACATCCAAGACATTACCTCTGTCGATTATCGATAGTTCTAAAGAAATAGGAACCGTACCTCGGTATCCAACTTCGGCAGTATAACCGCTCGCCTTAATTAGCTCACCGCACATAGGGCAGTAGAATGAATCTGCTTCAGGGACTGTCACCAGTCCAAATCCGCCGGACTTCATAGGCCACAAATTACTAAAGGAGTGTCCGCAAGCCACATGGTAGTGGCTCGCCGGAGTATTAGGTGTTACTTGTTTGCGCCGCACTAGGTCGTACAGCTGTGGTACTTGTAGATTGAATAAGACCTTCATAAGGCGCGGTCCTTTCTTATAACAACTCGTCTAAATCGTCTTCTTCTGCAGGTGCTTCATCAACTACTACAGGCAAGGTTTCTTCTACTGGTTCTTCTTTTTTCTTAGAAGCACGTTTACGTTTCGGCTTTTCTTCAGCTTTTGGCTCTTCCGTAACCGTAGGCTCTTCTGCCTTTGGAGTTTCCTCAGCTTTAGGAGCCTCTGCTTTCTTACCGTTTAATACCTTAAGACCTAAATCACAAGCAGCAATACAGCCTTCACAGTATGCCATAGCAGAGTCTTTACGTTCGCTTGCAGGAGCTTCTTTTACGAGTTCATATAAGCCGTCGATTGCTTCGCGTTGTTGTTGAATTTGTTGTTTTGAGAGTTTCATATGGATTGTCCTCCTAATCCTTCATATAGTAAGGGTTTTCAAACCCCGCTGCGTTTAATATGAGCCCTTCATTCCAGGGTTCAGGTTCACACATAATATCTATAACTTCTTCTAAACTGCCTTCGCCTATTGGCGCTTCGATAACCACTTCGTCGTGGATGTGGGCGACTATTTTGTATCCCGCTTTTGCTAGTCTTAACATCGCTGCTGCTAAGCAATCTCTTGCTACAGCCTGTACAATGTTTTCGACGAGCTTTCCGCCGTAAGTCTCAACTCTGCCCCATGTATTCTTAACCTGATCCATACCGTCATACTCAATCGATTCACTACCGAACCGGTTAAGCCCGAGCCGAGGTCTTGCATAGGCAAGTCTTCGACCGGATGGTAACTCAATGAACAGGAAGCCTTTCGATTTAAAGAATTTAATATTGCCTTGTCTAATTCGTACGGGTTCTCCTGTTCTCACTACTTGCTTTGCTGCGCTGTCTGCATCTTTCCAAAATCTCGTAATTCGTGGACTAGCTTGTCGCCATGCTTCGATGATGCCAGGGAGTTCCGTTTCAGGAATTTCTCCTTTAGTATCCATCGCTTTCATAGCTCCTACACCGCCGCCATACCCTAGCGCTAATTCAGCTACCTTACCTTTTTGCCGTAGGTGCCCATTAACACCGTGCTTCTCAACTGGTACGTGGAACATGCTTGATGCGGAAGCGCAATAGATGTCTCCGCCTTGAGCGAATACATCTTGGCGCCACTGCTCGTGAGCAAGCCAGGCGATGACACGGGCTTCGATAGCGCTAAAGTCGGCTACAATGAATCGGTGCCCATCCTCTGCTACTAAAGCAGTACGGATAAGTTGCTTAATCACGTCGCCAGGATTTCCGTAAAGTAGGTCTAGCATTTCTACGTCTCTACTTTTAAGTACTTCCCTAGCTGTGTCTAAGTCTTCTAGGTAGTTACGAGGGAGGTTCTGTAGTTGTACTACACGCCCCGCCCATCGTCCGCTACGCATAGCCCCATAAAACTGAAGCATACCGTGGATACGGCCATCTGAGCATACAGCGTTTTTCATGGCCAAGTATTTTTTGATGGAGGAGTTACCGAGCACCTGTCTATTTTGTAGTACCTTGCGAACATCAGAGGGGATATCCTGTGCTAAGAGGTTTGATACATCTTCTTTTCGCATTGTTTCTAGATCATATCCTAGTCTTGCCGATAGCCACTCTTTAAGTTGCATGGTACTGTTCGGATTCTCTAATCCTGTTAATATCTTGGATGACTCGGTAGCTTCTTCCACAATTTCGTCGTTGCAGGCAAGCGCCGCATCGACGAGTTCCATATCTACTTTCACGCCTCGCCAGTTGATATCTTGGTCGAGTAACCAGTACTCGTGCTCGATAGCCGGTGGCTTTAATGAAAGTAAGCGCTTACGGATTGCCTTTTCTACGACTACGTCCTGGCGGTTGTACTCAATGTATTCCGCCCATTTCTCAGGTGCATCCTCTGGCATATTTCGTGTCTTAGGATTCGTCTTAGTTGGCTTTCGTGGTACAGAGAAAAACTGAATTAAGCGTTTACCTCTTGAGTCTTTGGCTTCTCCTAGTTTCAAAGCCTTAGACACATTATCGAGGCTCGCAGGTAGACTGCAGTATAACGCTAGTACAGAGGTACATTCCCAGTTCGTGTAATCCGCATCAGGGAAGTACTTTTTAAGGCATAGCATTTCAAATGCTGCGTTGAATGCAGTCTTCGTAATTTCCTTGTTATATAAGGCATCCACCACCCTATCGGGCAGTGGATCCTTTGTCATATCAATTACTTCGACCGGTTCATCATCGAAGCTATAGGCAAAGAGCAGTATTTCAAAGGTTGTATCATCAACGTATCGCTGTGCTCCATATTTAATAGGGCAGTCAGAATACGTTTCCACATCAATACTGAGCTCCATATTTGCCTCCTTAGATGCCTAAATCATCATCGTCCATGTCGCCTAAATCATCGTCGCCAAAGTCATTAGCAGATACGTGAACACCACCGAGACGGTCGCCATCTTTAACTTTTCGAACACCATTTAGACCAAAGCCTACGCCTTTCTTACCGTTGAAGTTGTAAGCGAATACAGAAAGCGCTACCTGCGCATATACACCAGAGTAGATTTCTTCTTCGATATCGAATTGGTCCATCTTTATTTTGTCCCGAGTGAACACTACGGGTTGCTTATCACTGTTAGCGTTGATGAAGAACTTACCTGCATATGTTTCAGGTTGGTCAGCTACTGCTTCATCTGTATCACCATCGCGCAAGTTCAATTTTAGGTATGCTGCTTTACCTTCTACCTTAGCGACTGCTTTTGGATCAGTCCTAAGGTCTTCAATCGCACGTTCAAATGCTTTGATTGTGTTCTTATCGGTTTTATCAATAATGATTTGGGAACTATATTTTGCTTTGCCGTCGTCGTTTTTACGAGGTTGAGCGATGTTTGCATAGGAAAGTCTTACGATACCAGTTGTTAATTTAGCCATTGTTACGGTCTCCTTATTTCTTAAATGGGTCGATTTCATAGTCAAACCCTATTACTGTGTTAAATAATTCATCTAATTCTTCTTCGATATCAGAACGTTCACAATCAAGTTGGTTCCACTCATCATCCACTAACCAGGGATACTCATGAGGGCCTAGCTCCTCTTCTGTTTGATATCGAAGTTCTATTGCATCGCACCTTGCGTCAACTGTGCAGTAGCGAGTGTGCAAGCTAGTAGCATATGCAATAGTAATTTGGTAGAGCTCATCAAGGTAGTGCCCTCGCTCATGAAGCTCTTTGGCAATTGCTTTTACAGTTACCATTACTTGCCTACTTCAGCCATTAACTTTTGTACTAATGCTTCTAGTTTAGAAATACGGCTTTGCGCATCTTTAGCTTCAGCGATGTAATCAGAACCTTTACCAGTCTTAAATGCAAGGTTGACTGTGTATTGGTTCTCACCGCCTACCGTAGCACCAAAGCCAAGCACGACACGTTCATTAGGTCTAGCGAATACCCCAAGCGCTACTGCATTACTGTTACGGTAATGGCCATAACTTACAGCGTAGCTGACTTTGTCATTTCTGTTAAAGTCTAATGGGTGCAATCCGGCAAGTGCTGCGGAACTTGCACCTAACTTGTTAACACGTTGGCCAAGATTGTTGACTTTGTTGTTAATGTCATTAGCTAAGCCCAAAGAACGATTTTCTAAAGTCGTGATACGACCTTCGTGATTGTCTGCCACATGTTCAAGGCTTCTAATATCCGCTGTATTAGCAGTTACCTTTTGACCCAAGGTATTAATTGCATTTGCATTACCATTGATGCGGCTAGTATTGTTAGCAATGGCAGTAGTATTACCAGCAATTGCTTGCTCATGATCATTCACTACATCGCCAAGCATGTTCAAACCGATTGCCACATCTTTAATGTTTTGCTTGTTTTTGCTTATTTGTTTAGCGTTAGTTTCGATTTCATCGATAGCCGCATAAAGCTGGCTACCGTTGATAGCGTCTAATGAATCAGCGGAGATTTGACCAGCGCTAACATTCGTAAGTTGACGGTTGTATTGAGTTACTCCGCCAGCACCAGCACGGGCTTTAGAACCAAAACTTACTACACCGTTAGGCGTTGTACCTGCAAACACATGAGTAGTATTATTAATCACAATATTATTAGTAGCTACAACACCATCTGTAACGCTGTTAGTCCCTACTGCAACGGAGTTAGCTTTATCCGCTAGTGTGTTGTTACCGAATGCAACGGCGTCCATTGCTACGGCTTTGGAGTGCGTGCCGAATACTAATGCACCTTGGCCACTAGATTCGGAGTTAGATCCAAATACTAATTGCTCTTTGTCAGCACCGATTTTATTGTTGTAGCCGACTACTGCGCTTTGTCCACCTGCTACTGTGCCATTGTTAGCACCGATTGCTACAGAGTTTTCGCCAGTCACGTTGTTTGTACGGCCAAGTGCTACACTGGATTCACCGGATACGAACGCACCGTTGCCGATAGCAACGCTGTCATAACTAGAAACACGAGCCTGATTGCCGATTGCCACTGTGTACTCAACCAAGCTTTCAGCATGGGAGCCAAAGGCGAAGGAGTTACGACCTGCTGCAGTAGCGTTATTACCACCTGCGAAGCCATTTTCACCAGTTACAGTATTATTAGTACCGAACGCTAACGCATTATTAGCGTCGATGTTGTTTTGGAAGCCCCATACTGCGGAGCTTGTGGATGTTGCGGAGATAGTATTATCTGTACCGCCTACTGTGTTATTACTAGTTGCGCCAACTACGTTTACTGCTAACGCGGAAATTGCTAGCGCTGTTGTTAATGTTTTGTTCATCTCTTATACCTCATCTTCAAATTCATTCATCATTGTTTCAACTGTATTAATTGCAGGGCGTTTATCGCTTTCCGGTACCAGTGTAGGCTTGCCTTCAGGCTTGCCGATATACGCTTCTAGGTATTCGGCAACGCCTTTTTTACCGAGTACCTTTTGTAAGTTTGTGATACCTTCGAGTTCTCGAGGCTTGAATATGTCCTCTTCCTTGTAGCCGTTATCAAGTAATGTTTTAGCTGCAGCTTCTGGATCCGTGATAGTACGTCTTGACGTACCCTCTACCAATTTGAAGCCTGGCCATTGTTTCTCACCCGATAAGGCTTTTTCATAAGCGAAATCATACACGCCTTTAATCCATTTCGTGATTAAGTCTTTCATCGCAAGGATGTCAGATACTTCACGGTCCGTGAGTAATTGATTGAGCTTGCCTCCATTCTTATAGAATGTATCCAGGCAAGCATCTGCTAATGCTCGGCAGGTGTGCCGAGCTTTACAGAAGTTACAGTAATCGCAAGGCGTGCATTCGCCGATACCTTCCCAGGCACGTTGCGCGATAGGTTTGATATCTTCGCCCCAATCTAGCAATTCTTCAAGTGACATTTCGTCGGTAGACACACTATCAAGTCTTGGTTGAACGATCGTCATACGAACCGTTTTTACATCATACAAGAACTCGTTAACGTCATAAGCACCTAACGCGTATAGTCGCATTTGTGTGTTTTCGACAGCACTAACAGGAACGCCTTTGCCATACTTCAGGTCAATCACTTCCAGGATGCCATCGGCTACGATTACCATGTCGCCAGTACCAAACCCTTCAGGTACCCAACGAGAGAAATCGAGCCTTGCTTCAATCATGGCTTCCGCATCAGCGGAACGAGCACGTGCTTCGTTTACCTTTTCTTCGCAAATATCGACATATCGGTTAACCGCTTCTACCATTTCAGTAGAGTAGTCATCTAGCTTAGGGGCTTTTTTACCCTCTAACTTATGACGGAGAATTGCTTCTGCCAGGTCGTGTGCTACAGTACCTTCCGCAGCATACGGCGATTGTTCATCAGGGAACATCGCTTCGAGTCTTGCTGAAGGAGTACATACTAACCACCTGGCGCTACTGGATGCGCCCAGTAAAGCGTGTTTCTTAGCCACGGCTAGCCACCCATTCCATGATTTGAATACGTTGTTCATCGGTAGCAGATGTCACCTTTTCTGCGCCAATTTCATCCAACAACGCCTTAAAGTCTGTCTTTGCTTGCGTCTTGTCCGCAGATTTGGCCATCACATCTTTTACGGCCTCGCGCGTTTCTTCAAGGCTCGGAATGGATTGCTTTTCTTCTTCAGCAGGTTCCTGCTTAGCTGGTATTTCTATTTTAGTAGTCTTTGCTTTTTTAGCCTTAACTTCTTCCTTGGCACGGTTGATAGCATCGGCCTTATCTATAGAAGAACCTACGATAGCTTGATATAGGTCTTTGATTTCTTGGTTTAAATCCTTAGCGGTTTCTACGGTAATTTTTAATTCTAACATTGTTCTGTTTCCTTCCGTTTTAACTATGTGATATACTCTAAATGGATGTTTTTCTATGTGCCCTTTACGCATTGCCGTGCGTGAGGGCATTTTTTTTGTCAAAATTATTCATCGGAGCCCTCCGATTGTGTGCCCAAATCCTCACATTCATCAGGAATGCAGTATTCTTTATTTGAGCATTTGTTACAGTCTCGCAATTTAATCACCGCCTTTCAAAGCGCTTATGTCGATATTTTCCTCTACTTCTTTCTTTTGCCAAGAGTAAAAGTCTAAGCCTTGTTCTTTCAGTGCATCTGCCGCCACTCGTCCTGTTTGTGCATTCTCGATAATTTTATATGCGTCACATTTAGCAAGGGACAGCTCAGATAGTTGCTCTTCAAAAGGTTTAATAATTTCGCAAATTGTCTCCCAAGACTTTAATGGGTCAGAATACATATATTTACTTCTAGAAATTGCCTCGCTGGCTAAACTCCCAAGAGTTGGAATTTTACTTAGAAAACTATCACCAAACCCAGCTTGTACTATTTCTTCAGCTATAGAACGGGCTGAATTTAAGGCGTCTTCAAGGCGCTTAAAGGATTCTGTAGCTGCCACCACTTGATTTATTGCTGCGGATTCCGCTTTATAAACTTCATCCCGTTTTTCGCAATAAATGTCGAAGATAAAGTCTTTCACTTTTTGTTTACTGATATACGGTTTTGCCATTTTTCTTTCTCCTTTTAGTTGTAATATTTGTCATAATATTCTCCTTATACACATTTAAGAATCATGCGAATTTCTTGACCTACTAGAAGCCTATCCTTGAATGTATCTTGCGTTCTAAAGTCTTCCATATAGACCTCAAGCATTTCGCGGTATATTTGTGCCTTAAACGTTTCGGGGGTATCGACGACCTCCCTATACGGTTTAAGGATTTTAACTGGTGAACCAAAGGTGTAATCGATGAATCCTCGTATCTTCAATTTTGCTTTGATATTTCGGACTTTATCGTTTGACCACCCTAGTAAAGCCATTACTTCTTCATTTGTTTGTACTCCGCTATCGTTGTAAGCGTTGTACAGAATTTCTTGTTCTGTCATTTCTGTTTCCTCTGTTTACGGTTGGATGTATTTCTTTGCAGTTGTCGCACACAATGCGTGGCTCACCGGTTAAGTAAGACCAGTTTGTGTAAGGACTTTTAATCTTTTTATTGCACACCTTGCAAAACTTATCTTTTGCCATACTCTTTTAGCTCCGCAATCCAGTAACCGGAGAGTATCCAAAGTGTGATACCGAGTAGCCCCTGGCAAAAGCCGGTCCACATATCAATGCGATCTATTTCAATAGAGCCTACAGTACCAACAACTAGTAATGCTGCCACAACTCTAATTGCGTAAATAACTGCTTTACTCATACGATGTGTGCCTCCTTAAATGCTTCGTTGATTTTGTCTTCTGGCCAGCCAAGTGTATTGGCCAAGTAGAACCGAAATCCGTCTCTATCAATAGAGAAGGTTCTACCCTTTTTGCCAGCTGTCTGCCAGCACTGTGCAAATGGGAACTTGTCCCGTGCGATGCATTCACGCACCGCAGTTAAAGACCAACCAAGGGCTGCTGCCATCTGGCATACTGCAATTGTTTTAGTGACCATAAGTAACTCCTTCCTACCAGTGATAAGCGGTGATTGCCGCCACTATGATGATGAAAATACTAAGCGCCGCAGATAGGCTAAGAGTTAGCATCCAAAGACAGACACTTATAATTGTTTGAATATCACGCTTTTGCATTACACTTTTACCTCATTTTCTATCTAATTTAGGGTTGTAGTAATCGGTTTCCCAAAAGTCGTGACTTTCGTTATCATCGACACACAACGCATAGCAGATACCAACGACTGTTGACATTTGCACTGATCGTCCGCTGATAGCCCGGTTTAATGTATCCATCGAGATTTCAGCTTTTTCAATCAGCGCCGTCTTAGTCATGCCTAACTCGTTCATGCGTTCTTTAATGGATTCGCCGAACATTCTGATTACGAATTCTTTCATAATACTGTCCTCCTATTTAACACTCACTGTATTTCGAGATAACTCGAAAGCCTTGCCAAAAAAAATTACGCCTTCATCAACTCCATAGAGCTGTTCTGCTAGTTTTACTTTTGCAAAAGGCATTTTAGAGTTATCTGTTTCCCATTTAGCAAGTGTTTGCGGATGGACCTTTAACAGGTTTGCAGCGTCTTTTTGAGTGAACCCTGCATTAACTCTTGCTGCCTTAAGGGTTAACTTCATTTTTACACCTCCTCGCTTTCTGTGATTTCAGTATAACTCGAATTTACTCGAATTTCAATAGACATAAAATTTAAGTTTGTTTATATTTTCGATAAAAAGTTGATGAAAATTTGAAAAAAGTCGAATTTTCTATTGATTTTATCGAAAATAGTATATAAAATATAGTTAAAGAGTTAGATATACATGAGAGGATTTATATTATGGCACGTTCTAAAAGAAGTACATTTGATGAAGATATGCGCAAAATCGTAGCGCTCAATTTGGGCACGGCACTCAAGCGAAGAGGCTGGTCAAAGACCATGCTCGCAGATAAAACCGGGATTAGCTCGTCTACATTGTCAGGGTACTTTACAGCAAAATATAATATTAGTGAAGAGAATTTAGAGAAATTAGCAAAGGTATTGGAGATGGAACCTTCAGCGATTGATCCGCGAGCAGCTGCTATCGAAGAACACCACGACGGTTCTATTTCTAACTTAGTACTGAACTCCGGCGCAATAGGCGCAGCAGCAGGGATGGTTGCGGCGATGGGCGCCCCTATCACGGCTACTGTGGCAGCGAGTGCAGCAATAGGAACAGGAGTGTACGCTTGGTGGAAAGCACACAGGACTGAACAAAACCGAAAAGAATTAGACAAAGCTATAAAATTGTTGAATGATGAACTTAGTACACCTGAAGAAATATTTAGGGCCCGTAAAGTTGAGGCTGAAGCAGAATATATGACAAAAGTTATTCCGGCATATATCGAAGCGTGTAACAAGATATTTTATTTAGAAAAAGAAAATGGAGGTGTAAGCGAAGATTTAGCATTGTGGCTTCGTGTATTAAGGGATTCTGTTGAGATGGCTAAAGATTTAAACAAGGAGTATAAGGACGCACTTACTACGTTAAAAGACGAATAAAGGGGAGATGTTAACATGAAAAAAGTGTTAGTAACAGGGATTTTAATTACTACTTTATGCATTGCCGGCTGTGGCGGACCTGTAGATAATATCAAAGATGCTACCGGTTTATCAAAAGAGCAATCTCAGCAGGTGCTTACTGAATTACAAAGCGTCGGGGTCACTGAATTTGGCAACGTAAATAAAGTTGCTGGCCAACAGGGCGTGTATTACATTGTTGATGAAAAATATGGACAAACCTTCTTCCGCATCAAGGATGATAAAGTCAGTGAAATCGAAAATAGCTTCTCTACCGTTTATAAAAATGGACAAAAGACAGACGATATTAGCAAGGTCTATATTAGTGATCAACAAAAAGCAGCGTATCAAGTGGCGGCTAAAGATGCGGTATCCGCTCGACTAAAGGCGCCCTCTACTGCTAAATTCGATATAAAGCAAGTCATTCGGTATGATAATAGCGTAACAGTACGCGGTACGGTTGATGCGCAAAATGGATTTGGAGCAATGGTTCGAGGCATGTTCTTTGTAAAAATTAAGGCAGATACGGGAGAAGTAGATTCAGTCAGCATTAATAATTTATAATAGCTCTTGCGCAGCGTGATATACTATAGGCGCCAGTACCCATCCACGCTTCAGGGTTTAACGACTACAGCGCACCAGGATGGGTCTTTTTGTTGACGTCAACAAAATGCTAGTAATCATGCCGGTTGCTTCGAATTTGTTGACGTCAACAAATTCGGGAGAAAGCGCATGCTTTATGATAAAGGAGAGAACACTATGGCAGAAGTTGCAGAATTTGTTATTGATGAAATATCAGAGCGGCGTTATTGGTTTGTTAGAACTAACGGCGGGGAGTATTACGACGATTATTTTCACGAAGGATATATCGCAGTAGGTTTTAACTCTATTACAGATAAGTCGACAATAGAAAAAGCTGAAACTGACGATGGATTCAGACGGGCTTTATATGAAAAGATTAAATTCGAGTCGGAAACAGATGAAGAAATAAGAATAAAGCCTGGGCTTATTATTAATCAATTAAAAAGATTTTTAGTAGAAATGAACCCAGGGGATATTGTTCTTATTCCTAGCGAAAATTCCAAGTTTATATCTTTTGGAGAAATAACAAGTGATGTAGAACTCCTAAGCCCCGATGATATCCAAGAAGACGGCTGTCCGTTTATCAAACGTCGAAAAGTAAGATGGGTAAAAACATTAAAAAAGGAAAGTCTAGATCCTTATTTGTATAAAGCTATTATGTCGCACCATGTTATAACAGATGTATCCGACTCAGCCACTTTTATAAATCGGTCTATGTCAAACATGTATGTGGAAAACGGTCTCGCACATATCACGCTAAGAGTTCAATCGAAAGCAGCTGTGAAAGTTACAGATATCAATACACTCTTAACTTGCTTTAAAGATATAGCTACAAAGGCGGAATTTCCTTCTGATATAATAGACCCTATTGCCCAAGCTGAGTTAAAAATTAATGTGCAATCTCCGGGTCCCGTAGAATATATATCTTATGGTGTGGGGTTACTAGGCTTTGGCGCCATATTAATAGCCATTAATGGATATCGAGCACAAAAACTAATTGAAAAAGTTGGTGGAAGCTATGAATTCAAAATAGGCCATAAAGGGGTCTCATTCAAAATGAAAGCAAATAGACCAGACGCTCCATTGGATACTGATCAACTCGTTGCTCAGATTCTAAATAGCCCGGAAGCAATGGAAAGATTAAAGCAAGTCGTTGACACTTTGGACCGACTAGATACTAAGTTACCAAATGAAAAAGACGGCCAAGATTAGCCGTCTTTATGATATCTTATTCTTATGTAAAAAAACTTAAGCTGTATTAAAATAGCCAGGAGGATTGCTACTGGGCCGTTAACAAATACGCCCTTAATATAGATGTTTATACTATCAAAATACAATGATGGCAATAGCAAAATCACTGCAATTAAGCAAATGCAAAAAGCATTAATAGACCATTCTAATTGTTTAAATACATTCATAGTACATCCTCCTTTCCCATCTTCATTATAAATCTTAACAAACAGGTATTGCAATACCCCGATTACACAAAAAAAATAAGCCCTCACCGCAGTGAGGGCTATTAAAAATATCATACCTTAGAGGTACTCTATTTTTACTCCACAATCATTATAGCATACCTCTAAGGCTAATCACTATACCAAGGAGGATATATTATGGCCATGAAACGCGCCAACGGTTCAGGAACCGTATATAAATTAAAACATAAGAAGTTACGCAAGCCATACCGTGCAGTAATCACGATCGGATGGACTGAAGAAGGTAAGCCTATTAAGAAATCATTAGGTACATATGCCACTCAGAGCGAAGCCTACCAAGCACTCTCTACTTATGCTACTAATCCAGATGCATTTGAAGAACGTAAGATAACTACTTTTGGCCAGGTCTTTGAATGGACATTAGAAGAGTCTGAGCGTCAGGGGTTATCCAAGGGTCGTATCCAAAGTATTGATATTGCACGTAGACATTTTAGTCACTTACGTCAATTAGATGTTAGTACCATACGCGCCATCCATGTACAGTCATTTTTTGACGATAACGATTTCACCTATTCATACCAAAAGAATACGAAGTCAATTCTTATTCGTGTCATGAACGTAGCTATTAAGCATGAAATCATTACTAAAAATTATATGAATGACATTATAATCTCAAAAAATGCACGAGAAGCACGCAAGGCGAACGTTTTCACGTTGTCTAATATAAATACTCTATGGCAACATCAAAACGAGCAAATAGCACGCTTTTTATTAATCTTTATTTACACTGGTCTAAGAATTTCTGAGTTATTTGCACTTCAGACTGAAAATGTGCATTTAAAAGACCGATATATGATTGGTGGTTCTAAAACGGATGCTGGACGTGATCGTGCTATACCAATTGCCGAATGTATTTACCCATTTATTGAAGAGCTATATACAACTGCTAAATTCAAACGTTCAGAAAAGCTCGTAACAGGTTGGGCTAAACATCGTTATCGTGATGAGTTTACTAGAGCGTGTGAAGAATGGCAATTAGGTTCTCACGTACCACATGATACCCGTCATACATTTATTACTATGTGTAGCAATGCTGACATACCTGAGATATTGATTAAGCATATTGTTGGCCACTCTACGGCTAAGGATATTACCCAATCTATTTATACCCATAAGACAGTATCCCAATATGTGGATGCAGTGAATAAATTACCAATACCTATTGACCTTGAAAAGGGTGAGCCACAGGTGAGCTACCGTTAAAGATTTTGACAATTTTATAAGATTTCAAATAGAAAAGAACCCAGTAAACTGCGTGTCTACTGGGTTCTTAATTTTGTTCTATTCTCCTCGAACAATAATAGCTAACCGCCACAAACCTTTATAATTACTGCATTTCTACATTTTAAGGGTGAGCCACGGTTGAGCTACTGTCTAAATTTTTAATAGATTTTAAGCGTTTATCATTCCAATTATATAGTATATTTAAAAGACAATCAAATGCTTTCATCTATAATTTCATAAGATAATAGCAAGTCATCAATTAGACCTCGCACACCTTCCTCATTGTACTCTTTCTGATCAGGAACGACTTCCGCTATCCAGTCAGCCGTCCAGACATAATCTACACCTTCAGGTCATTTGAAGTCAGGAAATTCTTCTTCCATGTCGCCATCATCCCATGCAGCTTTATCCCATTTGCCAATGCATGGAGACTGGCGCATCTCGCGCTCATATATCTTATTCCAGGCTTCCTTATAGGTTTCGACAGTTCCCATTATTTGATGTAAGTTAGACGTACAATTAATTACTTACTTTTAACATTTTAGGTTCCTCCCCATATAATCGTTCCATACCCTGGCGCGTTACAAGCCAGTTCCGCCCAGACTTTCTAGCTTCATTCTCAGTAAATTGTTTAATTGCATATCTTTTTAAGCAACATTGTTTTATAGAATCGGCAGGTACCTTCCATCGTTCCCCAGCCTCTTGTGTAGTCATTACATCATCTAGTTTCATTATAGTACTCCTAATATTACTAATAGATTATATACAGATAATACAAAGGCAATAATGCTAATTATTAAAGTTAATCTTGAAATCATATGCTCGCCATTGTTATAATAGTTAGGAAGAGTGGGGCTCTTTCGAGCCCCAGTGGTTACTGATTTAATAACTGTATTATCGCTGTTACGAGCTGGATAAACGCTGTTATTATCGGTAGCCACTTTTTTATTATCTTCCTTAACTTCTTCAACGGCTTCACCTCCTTCCCTATGTCTACATTATAACACGTTTTCGTGTTATATGCAAGCATTTTTTATACTTTTACAAACAAAAATGAGCCTACCAACCTAGATATTTTCTAAGTTAGTAGGCTCTTTTATTTATAGTTGCGTGTATCCACCATTACACGCTATGGAGATGTATGGATCACTTCCTTAATGTTTGAACGCTACCCCTATAATTGCGCCACCACTTAACACTTGTGATACATTTCGTTGCATCCGCAAGCGTTTAATGGTTTTCTTGTCGTTCTCTATTTGCCCTTTCAATTCGGTCAAAGAGTTCTGCATTTCGTTTAAGGTAACTTCTTGCTTCATTGATTGAAGCTTGGCTTGCATCAATTCGTTTTCCAATTTGTTGATTGTATTGTGTGCTTCGGTCAACTCGGTCTTTTGCTTCATGACTAAGCTCTGAGCTTCGGTCAATGAAAGACTGGACGCTTCGATTAAGTTCAAGGCTTTCTCGTTGTTGTTCTTGAGCTCGTTCCACTGCGTTAAGGGCACGCTGATAGTCGGCTCCACTAGGTTGGTAGAAGATGTATCCGAGGCAAACGAGGACGAGGACCCCAATACCACCGATAATAAAATAGCGGTAAGTAGGGTTAATAAATAGAACTTTGATTTTGTCATACATTATAGCCCTCCTGCGTAGTCAGTAATCCCCCTAGCAATAGCACGGACAATAGTATCTAAATCATTAGTCAGCATAGCGTGGTCTTCTTCATTGTCAATAAAAGCCATTTCAACTAATACTGCTGTTGCGTCCGTACCATTAAGCACCCAAAGGTCATCACGTTTCTTAACACCACGATCAACTGTATTAATGTTTCGGATAATTTGGCTTTGAATGTCGTTCGCTAGGCGTTGCCCGTTAAAGGACTTGTACAAAGTTTCTGTACCTCTAGCTTGCGTGTTAAAAGCATTGCAATGAAGTGATACAAAGATATCTGCACCCCAATTATCAGATTCAGCACATACAAGGCCTAAATCATCATCTTGCAGGGTTCTAACTTCACATCCTGCAGTCTCTAAATACCGTGCCAACATTTTGCCCGCATCACGTGCTACATCGCACTCACGTGTGCCATACACAGGATTAACTGCACCACTGTCTAAATTAATATCGTGTCCGGGATTAATAAATACTTTCATCTTTTATCCTCCTTTTCTAATTGGTCTGGGATACCATTATTATTTCTATCTATCCAAAGTCCCAAGAACCCTACGATAGCCGTCAAAACACTTGGAATAAAGATATGATCAATAATATTGATACCAACATTAATTAGCTTGTTCGCCTCGTCAGATACGTACCCGCTAACAAATGACATAACATACTGAGTTATTACCAATAAAATAGGCACTAACATAATAAATACTAGCGCCCGAGTAGCGAATATACCTGTAGGGTGGAAGTTAGCCACCCTCACAGATTGATATGTTTTTTTTAATGAATTAATGAGCTTTGGCGGTATGTTCATGGAAATCCCCCCTTAACTCATCAACTCTATTTTCTATACCATCAACACGTGTTACCAATTTAACGTGTTCTGCATATTCCCTTGTGCGTTGTTCTCTCGATAATTTAATCTCCTCTTTTAATTCAACGAGGGTTTCATTAAGCCTATTCATTCGCTCTTCGTTTCGAGTTAATATAGGCAAAATTAATAGGCGGTAACTTGCACCGCCTATTAATCCTACTATTGTCAATGTTGTTAGAATATCGTCTAACTGAAACTGCCAAGTCCACATCCTAACCTCTTTCTCATAATGTTGCCTCTATTAATTTCGTATGCATCAATTTCATCCTAGCGTTATAGAAATTGATTGTTGTATTTTCTGTTGTAGATGGTAGTGGCACTTCCACAATACCTGCTTTCATAT